ATTAGCAAAAGATGCTATGGATCGTTATGATCTTACCGAAGAAGATAAACTGTTTATACTAAACTTTGCTAATACTACTAAGAATCTTAATCTTCTAAACAGCGATCCTGATAGAAAGATTGAATCAACTATGCTCAGTATATTTAAAGATGCAGCTGGTAATCCAGACGTAGGTGCATATAAAATACGTCGAGATCCAAATAGAGGATCTGCGTTTAATAGACGTAGAACAGATGGTGACAGAAAAACTGTTAGAGAGATCTTTGACATTGCTAATGCAGGCGGTGAAGACTTTGGACTCTTTAAGTTTAGTGGGTCAGAAATTAAGGAACTTGTTAAGTCTGGATCAGTTAGACTAGATGAAACCTTTGATGAAGATACACAAAAATTTATGGTTGTTGGACTTATGAGAATACAAGCCAACAGAAGCAATAGCATTATGGGTGCTGTCACAGAAGGTAGAGACTGGCGTAGATTGACAAATCTATCAACAGCAGAGCAGCAAGCAATATTACAATTTTTTCCTAACCTTAGAGGTATGCCAAACAATCAGTTTCAAGAATTGCAAGCTGATGTAGCTGAGGCTGTACTAAAAATCGTAAACAAAAAGTAAATTATGACGGATTCCGCAGGCAGATACTCGGATGTACAGGTTGACGAAGAATACCTAGATGATCTAGGAGATCAAGTCGAACAAGCTACAGACGATTTTAGACAAGAAGTACTTGCAGATGAACTCGCCGAACAACAGCTACAGCAAGATGAACAGAAAGCTGTAGATGTCCAATATGACCCACGTAATTCAGATACATGGGGTGCTAAGGCACTAATAAAAGAAGGACAATCTATTTTGTCAGGCGGTTTGCAAGATACCGCATCCTCGATTGCTACATTTCCAGAGCGTACAGTCGATGCTCTATCAGGAGAGATGCAAAGACAACGTGAAGAGACTGGTATGTATCAACCAGACTTTACACCGTTTGGTGGGTACGATAACCCAATAGAAACAAAGACATGGTGGGGTAGGCAACTACGTGGTTTAGTACACTTTGGCTCACTTGCAGTTGGTACTATAGCAGCAGCTAAGGCTGCCGCAGCTACAGGTATTGTCACTATCCCAGCTGGTTTAGTTGCACTAACCAAAGCTAACTTTGTTAGAGGTGCAGCAGTAGGAGCTGTATCTGACCTTATATCTAAAGAGTCAGACGAGCAGAACGCCTTGGGTGCGTTACGTGATAGATATGGTTGGGCTGACACACCGTTAGCTACAAAAGATACTGACCATCCTGTTATGATGAAAGTAAAAAACATCGTAGAAGGTATGGGCATAGGTCTATTTTTTGACGGTCTAGCTTATACACTTAAGAAAGGCTCACAACCAGTAATTAAACAGATTAGAGATAGAAACAAAAGTCTAAAAGATCAAACAGTTCAAGCTGGTATTGCACAACTTAGACGTGGTGAAGTTGAGTTTAGAGCTGATAAAAATGCTCCAACATCTCAACCACACCAAGGAGCACACATATCCGAGGTTGAACCGCAAGTAGCTCGAGATCAGCTATCACGCACACGTAATGAGTGGGGTTCAGAAGAAGGATCAACTGGTTCTGTAACTACACCAGTAGAACGTGAACGTATTGCTCAATATGGTGAAACAGATGATGCAACAGTTGAGCGTATATACAAAGGCTTAGTAAGCAGCGAAAAGTTTGCAAAAGACTTAGAGGCTGCAAAAGGAGATAGAAAAGCATTAGCTGCTACATTTAGAGAAGCTGTTGAAGGACATCAACGTATAACACAAGGTAGAAATCCTATAGATATGTCACCACAAGAATATCTAAAAGAGTTGTACGAATCAAATGATGTTATTGATGGTATAGATGTATGGACATCTAAGAATGTAGTTATAGCTGACCTTGTAGCAGGCACACTACTTAGACAGCTACGAGATATAGGAACAGCAGGCAGAGAAATAGCAGACCTAGTAGATATATCTGATATAGATGGCCCAGCCAAGCAAGTTGTTGATACTATGCTTACTGCGTTGTATGAAACTAAGAAAGCTAGATTTGTTAAGTCAGACTCATTTAGAGCATTAGGTGCTGGTAAAAAAAGTAAAAAGGCTATAGATGAAGTCATGACAGAAGAAATGGCTGATGCTAGAGAGTCTATTATGTCAGTCCTTAAGATTGCAAAAGATGATGCAGATGATAACTTGCTAAATGCTTTGTTTGAAGCTTTCTCTATGATGAAAGATGTAAACTCATTAGAAGACTTTGACAGGTGGGCACGTACTATACTTAAAGGTGGTGCACTTGAAGCTGGTGGCATAGAAAGAACTGGAGCTCTTATACGTGAGCTAGAGGGTGTTATGACTCACAGTGTTTTGTCTGGTCCTAAAACACCAGTCCGAGCAATCATGGGTACATCTACTGCAACATTTTTAAGACCTTTATCAACTGCACTAGGAGCTGTTGTACGTTACCCATTTGAGGGTGACACTGCAACACTAAGATCTAGTTTGGCAGCTGTAAATGGCATGATAGAAGCTATACCTGAGTCATTTGAATTATTTAGAACAAGACTAAACTCATACTGGAAAGGTGATATACGAAGTATAAAAACAAGATTTTCTGAATATACACAGGCAGACGATAACTGGGAGATACTAAGACGTTGGGCAGAAGATAGTGGTAGAGCCAACGCTGGCGAAGTAGCAGCATTTAGAGTTGCTAACATAGCACGTCAGATGAACAATACCAACATGTTGACATACTCTACAAAGCTTATGGCTGCGACTGACGATGCTTTTGCATACATTATAGGACGTGCAAAAATGCGTGAAAAAGCCATGCGTAGAGTTCTAGATATGCAAGGTAACGGTATCGAAACACCAAAAATTACAAAAGAGTTAATGAAAGCATACGAAGATGACTTTTATGCACAAGTGTTTGATAATCAAGGTAACATTGTAGACGAAGCTACTGCATTTGCACGTAAAGAAGTTACACTTACACAGGAGCTTACAGGCTTTGCAAAAGGTCTAAATGATGTGTTTACTGCTACACCACTAGCTAAACCATTCTTTTTATTTGCTAGAACTGGTGTTAATGGTCTTGCACTTACAGGCAAGTATACACCCGGATTCAACTTCTTAGTCAAAGAGTTTAACGATATAGCATTTGCAAACCCTAACGATTTAGGTAGTGTATCTAAGTATGGTATTTTTACAGCAGAAGAGTTAGCAAACGCTAGAGCTTTACAAACAGGACGATTGGCGATGGGCGCTGGTGTCGTATTTATGGCAGCACAGGCTTGGATGCGTGGTGATCTCAATGGTAATGGCCCAGTAGATAGACAGAAAAGACAAACTTGGATAGACGGTAAGTGGGAGCCTAGAACCATACGAATAGGTGATACACGTATTGGTTATGATAACTTTGAACCATTCAACCTAATTATGTCTACAATAGCTGACGTAGGTGACGCAAGCGAACTTATGGGCGAAGAGTGGACAGAAAACCAATTAGGTAAAATATCTCTTGTCGTAGCACAAGCTATTACAAGTAAGTCTTACCTAGCAGGCATACAGTCATTTGTAGACTTGTTCGGTGGTAGACCGGGACAAGGGCCACGTATTTTAGCATCATTAGCTAACAATACTATACCTCTTGCTGGACTACGTAACGAAATGGGTAAATTATTTACACCATATATGCGTGAGATAAACTCAGGTATTGTACAGTCTATACGTAATAGAAACTTACTTACAGAAAAATTAGGTGGTGCTAATCAGTTACCTATAAAGTATGACTTACTTACAGGTAAACCTCTAAAAGATTGGGACTTCCTAACTCGAGCATACAACGCTGTTAGCCCTGTAACTTTAAACTTAGAGCAAAGCGAAGGTAGAAACTTTTTGTTCAACAGTGGTTATGATCTACGTATGTCTACATACTAGGCACCTGACGGCACTAATCTAACCGATACACCAGAAATTAGATCATTGTTTCAACAAGCTATTGGTATACAAAACTTAGAGCTAAAATTAAATAAACTAGCCAAAGATAAAAAGATACTAAGTTCTATGAACGAAATGTACTTTGACATAAGATCTGGTAGACGTGGTGACTTTGATGCTAGAGATTATTACCACAATAGAATGATAGATAAACTCTTTTCAGAAGCTCGTAGAAAAGCATGGGCATCTATAAGAGAGGACTCTAATGTATCTGCATTAATAGAAGAGCAGAGACAGAAGAAAGTTGACAAGCTTAGAAAGCGAGTTGCTACAACAAACATACTCAACATACCTAAATAAATGGCATCCTTTTTACCAACCTATACGGCAGACGGGTCAGCTACAAAGACAGGCATCAATATTAAAACCTTCAAAAAAGAGGATATAAAGGTTTATGTTGATGATGTTTTGAAAACAGCTGGCACTGGCACAACTGCTGGTTCCTCCCACGATTATGAAATACAATCTTACACTACAAGCTCATTTAACATTGGATGGGTTTCTGGTAAAGTACCTACTAGCCCATCAAAGGTTCGTATTGTAAGAGATACTGTTATATTAAAAGCAGACAACTCTGATGTAGAGGGTAAGGCAGTTTACACAGCTGGGTCTTCAGTTAAGGCTGGTGATCTTAATGCTAACCAAAACCAAGCTTTACGTGCACTTGAAGAGTTAGACGATCAGAAGATACAGAAATATGATATAGAAGCTGATGCAGTAACCACTACTGAAATCAGAGATAATACTATTGTAAACGCTAATATTAGTACAACTGCTGCAATAGCTGGTACTAAAGTTGCACCGGACTTTGGTTCACAAAATATAGTTACAACTGGAACAGCTAGTTCTGGTAACTTAGGAGTAACAGGAAATATAACTGTCTCAGGAACTGTAGACGGCAGAGATGTTGCAACCGATGGTAGTAAACTAGATGGTATAGAAACTGGTGCAACAGCAGACCAAACATCGTCTGATATAAAAACATTATTAGCTAGCGACAACTTAACAGATGCACACTTAGCTGCAAACTCTGTTGGAACTAGCGAAATAAAAGATGATGCAGTTACAAACGATCAACTAGATAACTCTATTGTAAGTGCTATAGCTGCTAACACATCGAAGACTACTAACCAAACTCACACAGGTGATGTTACTGGATCAGTTGCTCTTACTATTGCTAACAATGCAGTTACTACAGCTAAGATAGCTGACAATGATGTTAATGATGATAAGCTATCTCACACAGGTGTAACACCCGGTAGTTACGGTACAACTACATCTATTCCAACAATAGTTGTAAATGCTCAAGGTCGTGTAACCTCAGCATCTGGTAATACTATTGATACAAATTTAGTTGCAGATACATCACCACAACTTGGTGGCAACTTAGATGTACAAACAAGAGAAATAACAACCAGTGGTACTAACCAAGACATTACGTTAACACCTACAGGTAGTGGTACAGTTACTGTAAAAGGTACAGGAAGCACATCTGGTACTGTAGAAGTAAATACAGAAACTAACGCTAAATCTATCAAGATACAAGCACCAACTAACTCTAATCTTGCGGGTAACTATACACTTACTTTACCTGTAAACGACGGAGACAATGGTCAGTTCTTAAAAACAGACGGCCTTGGAGTTCTATCTTGGGATACTGTATCTGGTGGTGGAGGCGGTGGAGGCACTGCTGCACCAAATAGTATAGTTACTATATCAGAAAGTGTAGACGGCAACCGTACTGACTTTAGTATGTCAGTGACACCAGCTAGTGCACAGAACTTAATTGTAAGTGTAAACGGTGTTGTACAAAAACCAAACGCTGGTACAACAATCGCTGGTAGTGCAGAAGGTTACTGTGTAGATGGAGCTACACTTAAGTTTGCTACAGCCCCTGCTAATGGATCTAGTATATTTATTATAGAGCACGCAGCTACAACAGCTTCTGACAGAATAGTCGAAGGTAACTCTAATGTAGATATATTTGACGACAACGCTACATCACGTGCTGTTGTTAACCTAGATGGTAACGAAAAGTTTAGAGTTAACGAAGGTGGACAGATAGGTCTTGGTGGTGCTAACTATGGTACAGATGGACAGGTACTAACAAGTCAAGGCTCTGGTGCTGCTGCACAGTGGGAAACAATACCTATTGAAGTTGCAAACGATACAAGCCCACAGCTTGGCGGTAACTTAGATGTACAATCTAGCGAGATAACTACAAGCACAACAAACGGTAATATCAAGCTTACACCAAATGGTACAGGTGTTATCGAAGTCAAAGGTGCTAGTGGTAATGATGGTACACTACAGCTAAACTGCTCACAAAACAGTCATGGTGTAAAGATCAAGTCCCCTGCTCATAGTGCTGGTGCAAGTTACACACTTACACTTCCAACCACAGATGGTAATGCTAACCAAGTCCTTAAAACAGATGGTAGCGGTGTCTTAGCTTGGGTTGACCAGACTACAGATACAGTAGTAGGTGGTGCAACAGGTGTTGACTTTAATGACAATGTTAAAGCAAGATTTGGTACAGGTAATGATTTAGAAATTTTTGTTGATTCTAATAATGCTAGTCATATAAAACAAATGACCGATGGCCAGTACTTAAATCTTCATGCAAATGATTTTTGGGTAGGAGATCAAGCTGGTGTTGAAACTTATATACTTGCTAACCATAACGGAGCCGTACAGTTATATTATGACAACAGTAAAAAGTTTGAGACTAACAGTACTGGTGCTATTATAAAAAATAACGCAGGCGGTGATACTACTAAATTAAATATTGTTGGGCCAGAAGGTTATGATGGAATATTAAACCTTATTGCAGATGATGGCGATGATAATGCAGACCATTATAGATTATTATCTAGTACAGATGGTAGTTTTTATCTTCAAAATTATACATCAGGTTCTTGGGAATTTAATCTAAAGGCAACTGGTAATGGAGCAGTAGAGCTATATCACAACAATAGTAAAAAGTTTGAGACATATAGTACAGGTGCTTATGTTTATGGACATTTATACACAGATGACAATAATCAACACCGTTTTGGTAATGATGGAGATTTGCAAATTTATCACGATGGTTCCAATTCTCATATAGTAGATACTGGTACAGGTAGCTTACTAATTAAAGGTGATGCTGTACATCTTGGGACCACTGGTGGTGAATATTATTTAAGATCATTTGAAGATGGCGCTGTTTCTCTGAGATATGATAATAGTACGAAATTTGAGACAAATAGTGCGGGAGTTAAAGTTACAGGACAAATTGAAGCTGATGAGGTTTATCTAAGAGATTCAGAAAAAATACTTTTAGGAACTGGAACAGATCTACAAATTTATCACGATGGATCATCCTCAAGGATTTACAATTCAACAGGAGATTTAGTTTTAAGATCTGCTAGTTATTATTTAAATAGTGCAGATGGTAGTGAAAATATTATTAAAGGTTTAGAAAAC